TCAAATAACCAACTTAACCCATTCCTGACCTCGAGTATCGTTATAGCGATCGGTGGTTGCCTGGACTTTATGTCCTAGTAATGTTTTTGTATCGGTACCCTGTGCACGGTACAGCCGTTCTGATAGAGAGCGTTGTTCATGAAATGTTGGCGAAGTTTTTCCTGCTGGTGGAATTATCCCAGCCAGATCCCGTGCTTTGGCAAAGTAGTCGCTCAGGTTGTCTTTACTCATCGGCTTCGGTTGTTTCTGGTGCCGACTATGGATTAGATATGGACTTAATATTCTGTCTCGGCACCCATCAATAACTTCTTTTAACGTTATCCCAATGGCATCACAGCGTAGTGTAAGCGGTAACGCCAGACGCATTCCGGTTTTTCCCTGGGTGATATGCAAGTGTTCGTTCCACACATCTGAAAAACGCATGTGGCAAATGTCATCACG